ATTGCAAGCCGCATTCCCATGATTGAATGGTTACAGCGCCGGGAGTTGTTGCATCGTGAAGCAGATGGAAGAACGGGACAACAACATCACCGTCATCAAAGGTAAAAGCCGCGCCCGTTGCCGTCACGCCGTCAACCTTATAGGTCACAACGCCCGTATCAGAAACATACACTTCCAGAACTTTGGCGGTCGCATCTGACCAGTTGATAGTTGTATCCGTGTCCACATCTGCCGCGTTATTAAGTGCTGTAGATGTGTAAATATCCCCGGCGATCTTATTCAACGTTGCTTTGTCAGTATAATCGGCAAAAGCAGCCTGATAAGCCTGTGCCGCTTTCCTGAACCCGACAGCGCAAATGTCCGAACCGGAAACATCAGCCACCAAAAGACCGACTTTCAGAAAAAACGCCGGGGAGGTTCCGATGGTAAACGCAACTTTACTTCGGGCTGTGATCCCCATAGAATATTCAACGCCTTCATTGTTTGTCAGATCCAGGGAAGCCAGCAATCCATCTGCCGAGATGGTCGGGACAACCAGGGTTTGAGTGCCAATCATGAAGTATTCAAAAATATTATTTTCGAATGCCGCAAGGTTGGTATGCCCGCTGGTTCCTGACGGTGCGATCCCAGCATTATTCATGCAGACCGGCGCTGATTGAAATTTCTCATAAACATAATCAACGTCAAACCGCCGCTGTTTAACAGGGGCAAGCGGCCCCGCCGCGTTGGTGTAATAATTTGTTCCCATATATTTTCTCCATTTAGTTTTATATTTTTAAAAGCTGGCAGGATTGACCCTACCAGCTACGCAGTAAAACCGTTTTAATTAAGCACCGTCATTCCAATAAAGCCCTCGCCAATCAACGGCTTTCGCTCCGGCGTCAATTCTCACCTTAAATTCAGTCCCGTCAACGTTCCAACCGTTCTGCATTTCCATGTAGGGAGTCTGATTGCCGTTGAGAAAATAGACGTTGATGGTTTTGCCTTTGCGGGCGGCGCCAAACCATCCGGCAGCCAAAGAATTAGCGTCAAAATAGCTTTCATAAACACGGGTAAAACGAGTCCCGGCATACGGATTGACGCGGGTAGATGCGAAAGAGCTATCGGTTGCAACAGTTGAATGATCGCTAAACGCATTGCTCTGGAAGAAAACTTCAGCAGCACCCTCAAGAGCCTTCGGCATGATGATGTATTCAGGGTTTATATTTAATGCCCGAAGTCCCTGAAGGTCTTTTTGCGTTCCCATTGCAAGGATCATCGCCGCGATGGTTGCCGAACCAGGAACGGCGCCGGATGTTACATAGTTTTTATGGGTCGATACATCGAACAAAGCCACTCCATCACCCATAGTCGCATTTGCCACCAGAACCGCATAGGGCAGTTCGTTGACCTTTCTTGCTGCCGCTTCGCCCATGCCCATAAACCGGCTTGTAATAGCCTGAAGATCATCGTTAATAACTGCTTGACGGCTGATAGCAGCCATTTTGCCGTAGGTAACGACTTTATATTCTTCTTTGGTTTCAGTCCGTTTGCCGTATTTGTATTCCTGGGCCTCTGGAATTTCATCAAGGCCGTCAAATTCGGAAACGTTGACAAGGGTGTGTGTCAGGAAGTTGTTTACAGAGCCAGTCCCGCACCAAATCTGCCAGGTTGTCGGGGTTGTTTCCCATCCTTCCATAAGGTTTTTATTCGCCACATTTGCAAGGATATATGGGAAATCGCTGGTGGTCATAGCACGACCAACCATTTCCATAACATCGCCGGTGGGTTTTCTTCCTGCGATTCTCAGGCAATGCCGCGCAATCTCAACCAGGGTCAACCCTCTGAGTTCGCTTGCGCCAGCCGCTTCCTTTTCGATCCTTTTGCCAGACCGCATAATGATCGCATCTTCAGCAGCCGCCCGGAATTTGTCTTTTTCGTCAATCCCGCTTTCAAAATATGACCGTGCAGGGATTTGATTTTTCTCTGCTTTGGATTCAAGAATGTAATCCATAAGTTTTGCCCGCGCCGCTTCAACAGAAACTTCCGGTTTTAAAAGTTCAGCGCGTTTGTCAGCCGGATATTCGGCCTTGTCACAAAGAGTTGTGATTTCGTTAATTCGTGAATTTTCATCCTTGATCGCTTCAGCCCTTACGGCTTCAATATCAACAGGTTTCACCTCTTCTTTTTTCTGTGCATTGATCAGAATAATACCCGGATCGTTTCTTTCGCCGAGTTTATTAAAAAACGCCCATGCCTCTTCCTCTGTAGCGTCTTTTTTTAATCCTGATCTTTCCAGAAATGCCCTCAGTCTCGCGTCCATTATTTTGTTCTCCTTATTTTTTTGATTGTTCTCTGATCTGCTTTTAGCGTTTTCGTCAGCCGGATAAATAACAAGCCCCAGGCTTTTCGGTGTCCACCGAGTAGTAATTAAAATCGGCCCCTGATAAGACTTTCCTTGAACAACTGACGTTTCACCTTCAGCGACATAGACAGATTCCCGGCCATTGTCAGCCGGATAGGTTATTGAAAAACTATTTAAATGACCTTCTTTTGTGCGGATGAAATATTTGTCTGCATCCGCGTCAGACGCAAAAAACACCTTCCCTATTAATTCGTTGCCTTCAATTCTCATTTCCCTAAATGACCCGATAACAGATTCAGCGCTCCGGTAATGCTCAACTGTCAAAGGGATGCTCATGTCATTAGAAATTTGCGCCCCTGACATAAGCAAAACCTCTTCAACAATTTCATAGCGCATCGGGTCATAAACCATTGACGGCGTTTCGGTAGCCGCCACAACTTCAATCGACCGTTCCTTTTCATTCAGAGTAGTCGGTTTAAACTGCCCTGAAATTGTTTGTTTCCGATGAATCAAACCATCGTTTTTATTTTCGCTTCTATTGATATATTTAATTTCCATCTCAACCCCTTATTGGTCTTGAGTATTGATAGCCGATGGACTGTTCTGCATAGCCGTTGAAACTTCTTCTTCTTCAAGATCATACTGTTTCAACCAGTCTTTCCATTGGCGAATATCTTTTAAAATCTTTTCAGGATCGCCACCACCGGCAATGATATATTCCTGTGGGCTTTTTAATCTTGCGGCTATTCCATCAATCGCCGCCTTTGTTTCTTTCAATGGGTCAACGGATGCCATGCCGGGTGGTTGCCACTCTATCTGTAAATATCTTTCTGGATTATTGGTGAACCCCGGCAATGACAATTTGCCGAACATATTCGCATTTTCAATCATTGGAATGACTGACTTCTGGCAAAAATGCCGGATATGCCGAACAGATATGGGGCGCAAACATTGAGCAAAATCGTTTCTGCTTGAGCGCAACGTGGAATAATTAACACCCTTATAATCACCGCTTAAAATCTCGTAAGGCACGTTTGTGGTGATAGATAGCATTGTGATTATTAATTGAGTGAATGGAGTAATTTGACTGCCCGGCCTTGGGTTTGTGGCAATGGTCATCTTTTCCCCAGGTTGCAAATACTCAATGATAGCGTTCTCCATTTCATCAAGTTTTTGTGTCGTTTCTCCATCTGTGTCAGAAATTAAATTAAGCTGCCTTGCTTCAGGCGTTGGTGATTCCACAAATGCGAGATATTTTGCCGCCATTTTCGCAGCGTCCACTTCTGCGTCCATGTAATCGCTCAAATCATTTGCCAGTAGCACCCCGGCAGCGAATGGAGAAATGCCCCTTAATTGCCCCGGTCTTAATGTCTGGAAGCCGTGAATTACATCTTTAGCCAGAATGCGGATAGATGATCCCCATGAATCGGGGTCAAGGAAATGATAGGCTATAACTTCGCCCGTAAAACGGTTATATTCAATGCCTTGAGAAATATCGTTTTCGCCGGCTGCCTGCATTACCATACCGCCATAATAGCGGTCATTCTGAGTTGTCAGCCAATCGGATTCGTAAATCTGAAGTTTATAGGGCAAGTATCTGCTTCTGTCCTTAACCAGCCGCTTGACGATAATAAATTCGCCGGATTCAACGTCTTGCCTTTTGGCAAGCTGCATCATTTCATAAAAATGCAGCTTTTTTGATATGTCCGCGTCATCAGCCCAAAAGGAAAAAACATCTTCAATCTTTTGAATTGCTTTTTTATCAAGATCGCCAGTTGGCGTTTTAGCTTTTGATTGAAATATGATTCCTTCGCCCACCGTGAAATCGACAATTTTATTGATAGCATTGGCAAAATACGGGAAATCTCTAACAAGCTGCCGAACTCGCGCCCTAACATTTGATGCAGAACCGCCGATTACATCATTAACGCTTGAATTTAACGGACTCCATGAGCCTGTCATGCGGTTGGATTTAGCCGCCGCGTATTGCTCAGACCTGTTTATTTTATCGAATCTTCGGCGTAAAAACTGATTATATAAGGCTTTGCGAGGGGAAAATACGCCAATCAAAGAGTCATAAGCGTTACCGAATCTGTTGGATAACCTCATAGCGTAGCCCTTTTCATGTTTTTGGCATACGCTCTTGGAATAATAGTGGAAGAATCTTGCTTGATAAGTGCTAAAAGGTCTTGAAGCTCTTTGATGTCAGCTTCAGAATAGCGGATATTTTTGCCGCCAATAGAAACCTGAACAACTCTTGTTCCTGTTGCCAGCGCGACTAAAGCGGCTTCGACATTTGCCCTGTCAGTAGAAGAAAAAGCCAAAAAGTAATACCTCATGCATGAAGGTTTAAATTTTGGCTCTATAATAATACAGGTTTTTTAGTGTTTTAACAAAACATGGAAATACAAGGAAATTATAGGAAATATAGACTCAAAAAAAGTATTGACATATTATAAAAATCAAAACCGTCTTTTTTTAGCCGCCTTTTGAATGACCCGCTTCACCACCGGCTTTTCAACTTCCCCGCCCGGCTCTGAAATAAATTTACGCAACCAGACTAAACACTCCTCACTTTCGGCCATCCACTTGGAGGTAACACCGTTTTTCATTTTTTTAGCCGGAAACTGCATTTGAAATATCCAGTCCAATATCGTAGACTCGGACCGCTTCATAAACTGGCAAATCTCTTTCATGCCTGATAAAACTGCCATTAGTTACCACCTCCCTCTTTTACTGTTAAATTTTTGCCGCCCATGCGCTGCCAAATCACTTTGACGCACTCTTTTAGGTTGCACATGAGGCTTAACATTCCTGAAATCCATATAGGCTAACCCTGCCCTTAATGCGGCTGCATAAGCATACACAAGGCAGTCAAGCGCCTCATTTCTCTTATTGCCTCTTACATTGTGCCATTCCCTGACAGGATAACCCTTGACAAACCTCGTAACTATCTTTTCAGCCGTTAATTGCTGGAAATATTCATCGTCTATGCCGATGTAGAAATGAATATATCCGCTTCCGGGTTGTGTTATATTCAGCCTTGCATATAACGTCTGCTTCGCCGTATCCGTCCCGATCGACCACATTTCAATACCATCAAGTATTGTTTCACCCCGCCACGTTATATCCTGCTTGGTGGGAACACCGATAATCGGCTTATTGGCAGTTGAGGCGCCCCTTAATGCAAAAACCTTCGGTATGCGATACCGGCAATAATTTCTTACGGCTTGAGTAGTTTGACCATCGCCGGCATCAACTCCTGAAGATACAATTTGCATAATGCTGCCATCCGCTTTTTGAAACGCCCGCATAATAAGCTGATCATGCTGCTCCCAAACATCCGGTTGCATTACGTCACCGGCTATTTCAACGTGATATATAAGCCAACACTCTTCCCCCTTGCCCCATCCGTAAATTGAAGTTGCAAGTCTATTGTGTTGAACGTCCGTCCCGCTTGTTAAAAGCCTTACCCCATCAGGAACGCTTAAGGGTTGATATGGTTCACATCTTGTTTTTAATTTCGACCAATCCGGTTGATCGCCCTTTACGTCAAACGGTTCTGCCATTCTGGTATTTGTCCAGACTTGCAAAAGCTCCTGATTGTCTTTCGCCTTCAAAAATTCTTCTGCAACTGATTTCCAAGACAGCCACCCTAAAGGAGAATAAAGGCTATTGATTTGAAACCCGCGCTTTTTACGGTCTGGGAACTTATGAACATACTTTCCCTTTAGAAGCATATCAGTTTTGTGATATTCTTCTATTGCTTGACCGCATGAACAACATTCATACCAGCACTTTGTGACCTCTAATGCGTCATTATGCTCAAACCTTAACCCGAATCCGGCATCTTTACCGCCGAACTCTAAATATTGAAGCTCACCACAAAACGGGCATGGAACATGATACCGGCCCTGGCTGCTGGATAAATACTCGCGATGGATTAAACTGAAATCTTTTAAGGTCGGTGTGCTGTTTTTATATATCTTTTTGCGACTTCCAAATGCGTCACACCGCTTTTCAAACAAGGCCACCGGATCACCTTCGCCGCCCACATTGGCGACAAAGCCGTCAAGATCATCCAGAATCAAATACCGGATGGATTTCGACCGGGCAGATACGGGAGAGTTTGACCCGGTAAACGTCCATGATCCACCTGGAAACTGCTTTTTGAGAATTGTATTACCGCTATCCCGGCTTTTGGGTTCTTTAACTTTTCCCTGCAAAACATCTATAGCCGCCAAAGATGGAGCTATTTTATCCTTGCTATGGTCTTGTGCCATTGCATCGGTCGGTTGGACAAATAGGCATGGGCCAGGGTAGAGATCGGCTATTGCAAATAAAAAAATATTTGCTAAAGTTGTAAATCCTGTCTGTGTTGGCTTCATTACAATCACTTCTTCAGCATCCGCTTGTGGCGACAACTCCCTTAAAATTTCCTCAACATAGGGAACGCGGCTTGTCCGATACTGCCCCGGCTCGATGCTGCTTTCTTTTGTCAAAAGCATGTGACGGTTAGCCCACTCCACAAAATCAATGTCTGGGTCTGGCTCACATGCGCCAATGCAGATGGAAAATATTTCGTTTTGGTTAAGCATAAATTTAAAATAAAAAAGCCGATTAACTGTCCATGACGGACAACCAATCGGCCTAAATAGTGCTCGTATTGATATTAAATTATATTATTTGTGTTCTTTTATATCATCTATCTTGATTGTGATTTCTTTAAATGTAATAAATTTTAAATTCGGCCTTAAATCCTGTTCAATCTTCGCATATAGATTTCCTCTATCTCGGATTGAATTTTTAAGGCTTCGATTTTGGTCATAATATTAATTTTGAGGCGGCAAAAGTTTTGCCTTTGTATCTTTGCCTGTTTCACACCCTTGACATTTTTCAAAATTATCAGCAGTTCCAGAAAAATCCAAGCATTCAGCCCTTGTAATAAGTTTGTCATGATATGGGCATTTAATTTTATCCACTTCTGCGCTTTCAAGCCCGATGTCAACGGCAACGGTATCATCCATAATCTGCATCATTTCAAGACCTTTCATTGTCCGCTTGTTTTTTGATTGAACTGCATAGTATGATGCAACTACATTTAAAAGTTTAATTTGTTTTTCACATTCATTTTGTGCATGAGCAATCACATCCATGTCTGGCTTGTTTACCCCATCTATTGCCCTCATTAACCGCCTCATCCTTATGTTGCTCTGTTGAAATAGTTCCACAATCTGATTCATGTTCTTTCCTCCATTGCTTTAATTGTTTTAGTAAACGGACTGCTATTATCTGTTGGCGCTTTAATTCAATCATTTCAGGTGTTATTTCATGTGTTTTTAATTTACGATGAGTAATTAAATTTGCCTTAACATACCAATCGCTAATATTATTAATATGAAGTTTATTTCTTTCCCGTAAAAGCCAGTTATATTTTTTTCTGTTTTCTACTCTCCATTTTTTTGCCCTTTTTACGTTGCCCGGACTATATTTGTCGTGATGTTTTAAATTTGTTTTTCTTTTATATTCTTTTCTTTTTTCTGGATTTCTATTTTCCCACTCAATGCGTTTTTTATTTATGTCTCTTTTTCTATCATCACTTAAATTTTTATAATAAATAACATTTTTTATCGCTAAGCACTTTTTACATACTGCTTTTTTTTTATCATGGACGCGACTGCATTTATGGTAAAAATCAAAACTTTTTAGACATTTACACTTATTACATATTTTTTTAAGAAGATTAATTTCCAGCATATTTAAACTTCTGCAAGTCCTCTAACGGTTGCCTTAATATCTGACCAAACCGGCGCCGAAATTCCTTTTCGTCTTTAATGTTCATCAGGCCGGCGCTTTCACGGTCCGGCAAGTTCATTATGGCATCCCTAAAAAGACGGAAGGCGTTGAAACATTCCTGCTTAACTGTTTCTTTTAATATCAAATCTTCTTCAAGTTGCTCCCTCTTAATCCGGGCAAGTAACAGTTTTTCAAGCTCATTCCGGCGCTGAAGCTCATATAAATCAAGCTGGGCAAGATCACCTATGGTTTCATCAAGATAGCTCTTAACCTCTTCGGCTGTCTGTAATGGCTTATCAATTTTAGGCTTCCTGCCAAGCTGTCTCTTCCTGTTGATTTTATTCTGAATATTATTTTTTGCAGATTCAAAATCTATTTTTTTATTTTTAATAAACTCGTT